AAGGAATGAAGATGAGAAAGCTAAGTCATTGATAGATACTTTGAATGATCGAGGTTATCAATCAATGCAACGTGAATGGGTCGAACCTTCCACCCTTCGCGCATTCATACGAGAGCAGCATGAAGCAGGTAAGCAATTACCTATGGATTTGCTTGGGGCTTTCGTAGGACAAAAAACAACGATAAAAGAATAGGAGAAAAGGCCATGGCAAAAGCACAGGCAGTCGCAAAAGCGGCAACATTAGATCTAGCAGTTCTTGCTAGTGATTCTAAAGATGCTAGTGGTTTCGGTAATCTTGATATGTCAAGAGATATCGCAATCCCTTACATCAACATACTACAATCCAATAGCCCACAACTTAATCCGCAAAAAGCAGAATATGTTGATGGTGCTAAAATAGGACAGTTTTATAATACTGTCACACAAGAGGTCAGCAATACTTTACAAGTTATTCCTGTTCTCTATCAACTACGATACGTAGAATGGAAACCACGTGAGCAAGGTGGAGGGTTTGTAGAATCCCACCACGCTGATAGTGGCATTCTTAGTAAAACTAAACGTGATCAAATGACTTTTAAAGATGTATTACCTAGTGGTAATTACATTGCAACCACTGCCTATCATTATGTTATGGTGCAAGGCAAAGATGGTGCATGGTCTCAAGCAGTTGTTAGCATGACATCTACTCAATTAAAAAAGAGTAGACGTTGGAACAGCTTAATGTTGAGCCAAAAAGTTAACGGTCCATCGGGAAGTTTTACACCACCAACATATGCTATCATTTACAAACTATCTACAGTTAGTGAGTCTAATGATCGTGGCAGTTGGTTTGGTTATCAAGTTGAGAGAGAAGGGCAACTAGAAGATGCTGGCGTCTACAACGAGGCTAAATCATTTTCTACTGCCGCATCACGAGGAGAAGTCGAAGCTAAACCTATGTCAGAGGGGGAGCCTGTAAAAGAGGCACCACAGTCTAACAAGCAAGAAAGCCAAGAAGACGTACCGTTTTAGGTAAGTCTTCTGCTATACTGGAGGTTTAGTGGAAAGATTCAAAGTAATATTTGAAGGCTTAGACGTGGCTTATGGTCAGCACCAACCTAATGGTTCGCGTGCTGACGGTAAGCAAGAAGGCAAATCATATATTGTAAAACAAGAAGTAAACGATGATTTGTGGAATAATCATTTACTTGGCAATGGTCCATCGTTAGGTATTATTCCTATAAAAGCAGACAACACAGTTAAATGGGGATGTATAGACATAGACACATATCCCATAGATTACAAAAAAATAATTAATAGTATTAGAAATTTACATTTACCACTTGTACCTTGTAGGTCAAAAAGTGGAGGCATGCATTTGTTTATGTTTTTTAAAAACCCAGTGTCCGCAAGATTAGCCAGAGAGAAGCTACGAGAGGTTGCATCTGGTTTAGGGCATTCTTCTGTAGAAGTATTCCCCAAACAATCAACGATACTGATAGAGAAAGGAGACTTAGGTAATTTTTTAAATCTTCCTTATTATAATTCAAAAAGTACAACTAGATATGCTTACAAAGATGATGGAACGGCAGCAACCTTGCTGGAGTTTTATTCTTTATACGATAAATATGTTGTAGAAAAAATAGACAAAGTTGCAATTAAGGTATCTGATGAAGTCATACCTGACGGTCCACCATGTCTTCAACAATTATGTACACAAGGATTTCCAGAAGGCACACGCAACAATGGATTATTTAATATTGGTGTATTTTTGCGTAAGTTAGATCCAGACAATTGGAAAACATTATTAGAAAAACATAATCAACAATACATGAATCCACCTTTAGCTGCAACAGAAGTAGTTACAGTGCAAAATCAATTAGAAAAAAAAGAATATGATTACAGGTGTAAAGAGCCACCGATTAATTCTTACTGTAATGCACAAGTATGTAAAACACGTAAGCACGGTAAAGGCGGTAACGGTACATCATTAGAGTTTAGCGCACTGACTAAATTAGAGACAGATCCACCTGTGTGGTTTTTAGACGTTGGTGACGCAAGAATGGAATTACAAACAGAAGAGCTGCAAATACAAACTAAATTTCAAAAGAAATGCATGAACAGTTTGAATCACATGCCTGCTCTTGTAAAACAGTCAGTATGGCAGGAAATAATTGAAAGATTAATGCAAAATCTTATTAAAATTCCTGTGTCTGATGATGGGTCATTGGCCGGTCAGTTTGAGGCTCACCTCCAGGAGTTTTGTACTGATCGTGCCCAGGCTCTAAATCGTGACGAATTATTGTTACGTAAACCATGGACAGAAGATGGTGTGACATGGTTTAGATTAAAAGATCTACAAGATTATCTTACAAGAAATAAGTTTACTTACTTTAATACAGGTCAACTTGTGCAAGCATTACGACATTTAAAAGGTAAGAGTGAGAAATATAATCTTAAAGGTAGAACAGTTAGAGTGTGGGGTGTGCCTGCATATCAACAACAAGATTCAGCATTTGATATAAAAGAGGTAGATGGTGCGCCGTTCTAAATTACCAAAAATAAAAAAAGGAATGTGGGCAGAACAGTGGGCTGTATTATATCTTATAAACAAAGGGTATTTTGTATTTAAAAATTTATATGGTGTTGGTCCTGCTGATCTTATAGCAATAAATGAAAAGGGCGCTGTAGAGATATACGATGTAAAAAGTGAAAGCTATCGTAAAACTTGGAAGCCTGGCACACGTATATGTAGAAAATTAACGCAAGAACAAAAGAAACTAAAGATGAAGTTTATTTTTGTAGAAAAGGATGGAACATGCAAAGTAAGACAAAGATAATATTAGGACCACCAGGAACAGGTAAAACACACAATTTATTAAACTTGGTAGAACAAGAATTGGCAAAAGGCACTGCACCTGATCGCATAGCGTTTGTTGCATTTACCAAGAAAGCGGCAACCGAGGCTCGTGATCGGGCAATAAAAAAGTTTAAGTTAGAGGAACAACATTTGCCTTATTTTAGAACATTGCATTCTTTTGCATTTAATCAATTAGGATTAACTAAATCAGAAGTTATGTCGCGTGACAACTACAAAGAATTTGCACAAACTTTTGGTATGGATTTAGGATCTGTTACAGATGGTGCAGAAGCTGGTGGTGTACTAACTACAGACAATATATTAATTAATGAAATTAATTTAGCACGTATGAAATGTATGGATTTAGAACAACATTACAATAGTTCTAATTTACAAGACATATCGTGGCATTCTTTATTACGAGCACAAAGATCTTTAGAAGAATTTAAAAAGAAAAAAGAAGTATTTGATTTTACTGACATGATAGAGTTGTACATAGAATCTGGACCTGTGCCAAAATTAGAAGTTGTGTTTGTAGATGAAGCACAAGATTTATGTAAATTACAATGGAGAATGATAAACAAATTAACAGAAAATGCAAGGCAGGTTTATGTTAGTGGAGATGATGATCAAGCAATATACAATTGGGCAGGTGCGGATGTTAAATATTTTATTGAGTTACCAGGAGAAGTAGAAACATTAAAACAGTCTTTTAGGTGTTCTAGTGTTATTCAAAACGTGTCTAATAGAATAATAAACAGAGTAAAGTTTAGAAGAGATAAACAATGGAAAGGCACAGAAAGAGATGGGTTGTTACAATACCATACTTTTCCAGACAGTGTTAATTTAAGAGATCCAGGAAGTTGGCTTGTAATGGCTAGAACAAATTATATGCTTGATGAAATAGAACGAGACATAAGATTACAAGGTATGTTGTACAAAAGAAATAATAAATTACCTATATCTGCAAAATTATTAAATGCTGTAGAGTCTTGGAAAAAATTAAACGAAGGTCAAGTTATACCTTTAACAGACATAAGAGACATTTATTCTTATATGTCTAGTCAAATAGGAATAGAAAGAGGGCACAAAAATCTTAAGATGGCTGACAAAGAACAGTATGAATTAGAAGAATTAGTTATGCATCACGGATTATTGATGGGTGGCAGACCATGGGATGTAGCATTTGATAAAGTAGGTAATAGAGATAAAGAATACTTACGAGCTATAGAACTTAGAGGAGTGGTATCTAAAGATCCTAAAATAAATATTAGCACAATACATGGTGCTAAAGGTGGAGAAGCAGATAATGTTATGTTGCTTACAGACTTATCAAGAAAGTCACAAGAAGCAATGGAAGTAAATTCGGATGACGAATGTCGTGTGTTTTATGTAGGAGCAACACGTGCTAGAGAACAACTACATGTAATACAACCACAACGAGATGGAGGGTTTATAATATGACCAAAGAAGAAATACTAGCAGAAGCCAGTAGGATAGTAGCTAAAGATAGAAATCTATCACACGGTGATGCGTTTAATAATCATGCAGAGATAGCAGAATATTGGAATATATATTTAGATAAAAAATTAAAACCAATGGCTAATATTACTGCAGATGACGTTGCTTTGATGATGATATTGTTAAAAATATCTAGAAACAATCAAGGTAAAAAAATAAACATGGATAATTTTGTCGACATGGCAGGT